TCCTTCTAACTAATTTAAATAGTATTCCCGGGTTGTTTATGCAATCCGGAGCGCAAATGACATTGAATGGTGCAAATTCACTTATAAATCCTATGTATCCTGGTTTCCTTCCACGACAAAATGGAATTAATTATTATCCACAAGTACTGATGTCTCCTATTCTGTTGCCACCACAACAAAATCTATCAATGCTACCACCGCAACCACTACAATCACAACCCTTTTTGCTAACCCGTAGCCCTGCGCTTACGAATAATATCGAACCTTCTGATATTGATCCGGATGAAACAGAAACTGATGATGATGATATTATAGCACAACGATTGGCGGGTATTGAAGAGCAAAAGCGGAAGCGGTTGAGGAAAGAATAGATGAAAGACTAGATGAAAAAAATAAGAAAAATTAACATTTGCATTCAGTAATAAATCCATAATGGTTATATAAGTATTCCTTATGATTAGGAATTTTTTTATTAAATAGGTAAGAATTAAATAGTTCTTCTCCGCGTTCTACTTTTTGTGTAGTTTTGACTATCATTACACCACTAGTTGAATCAAAGTTGAAAATAATATTGCTACTACAAGAATGATTAAATTTGGCTAGATAAGGTAGTGTTAGTGGTCCATAATCAAATCCTTCAAATGCGTTGAATATATATTTTGCGTAGTAGAATTCTAGTTCGGTTTTGGTATATTTTTCAAAGAATGATTTCATTTTTTTTTGATTGGTTGGAATTGATTTTATAATTTTGTGAATTTGTTTAATCATTGTTGTACGTGGAAATGTGTATATATCATTATCACGAGGATATAAATTTTTAATACCTGGATTATTTTGTTCTGCTAGAATGATATATTTCATAATAGTTTGTAAACCGCGGTCAATATCAGACTCACCATATAATGTAGCACAAGGATATTCAATTAAGATAGTTTCATTTGCAGGTATTCTAGAAAGACTTAGTACGGATTGGTATCCTGTTTCTGGATTGATAGTAAATTGTATTTTAGAACTTATAAAATTGTTTCTAGAATTGGAACAATTACAAGGTGTTTGGAAACGCATACTACTTCGTAAGCCTTTTGGCTTTCGGAATGTGCAAATTATATTTTATAGTTAGTGGTTAATAATTGATAAATCAATTTTGTTAAAGTAAATAAAAAAATAATTATTCTATCTAGCTACTATGTATTCTAGAAATGCAATGTATTGCTTTCGCTAAAGTTCAACAACACGATGTCATTGTAAACAAACACATAGTAAATGGCTTCGTTGCACAATGCAATAGCAAACGCGTTTTTGGGGCGTTTCTCAATGACGTAGAAAGTTGGGGTTTCGATTGCCTCAAAAATCGTGTAGTCGTAGCTTGCAAAGTCAAACTTGGGAAAATATCCCTTGGTTTTCTTAATGATATCCATCAGCTTGGTGTGAATGCTTTTGTTGTAGAAGAACTTCATAAACTCGTTCGGCTTGTTTTTCTTCTTGGGGGCTTCCTTTGCACTTATTTTCGCCAACATCTTCTCCAGATTGCATACCTTCATAACATTGAGTTGAATTTCCTCGAAATTCAAGCCCTTTTCATGGGGTCGAATAATGATTTTCACGTAGTTTGCAATGAGCTTGTCGCGAATGGTGAAAGTTGTGCCGTTCAACTCAACCAATGGTTGAGAATCGCACTTGACATTCCAATCAAAGGGAAAGACTTCAAAATCTTTGTGATACTTCAGAGGGGGATAAGCAGCCATGATAGGGCAATGATAAGTGAACACTTGTAATAATAAGCTTATTCATTCTGGTAAATCAATTTTTATTAATTTTATGCAAAAAAACTAATATCAAGAAAAAAATAATCAAACTAAATAGTAAATAATAGTAAATAATAGTAAATAATAGTAAATAATAGTAATAGTAATAGTAGTATGGAACAACATAAGATAAATAAAGAAAAAATCTATGAATTACCAGGTGGAATTAGAGATTTATTTGGAATATCTCCGCAATTGATATCAAAATTAAAATATCAAATAAAATATGCATATGCTAATCCTCGTATTAAAACTATTAGACCAGAAACATTACATAAAATGATAATTGATTTATTTGCAAGTGATTATTATCCTGTTGTTTCACGTAATGTTCGTATTGATAAATTTAATAATGCAGTAATAATGGGTGGTGTTGCATTTAATCAAAATGTTCCGAAAAAACTACCATTTTTAAAATTGGATACAGATGATATAGATTTAAAAATTTACACAACAGATATAAATTATTTAGAAAAGAATGAAAAAGCATTATATCGTGTTTTATCAGTATTCCGTTTTTCTGCAATAATTATGTGTATGTATTTAAAACAGATTCTAGAATTAATAAAAAAAATTACTAATGATTGTACAACAGGAACTATATCTCATAAACAACAATATCAACAGAAACCCCAACCACAGCAACAGAAACCCCAACTGCAGAAACAGAAACCTAAATATAAATATCAAACCAAAAAATATTTAGATAAAAAAAAGAAACAAAAGGGTGGTGCATCGAAATTGCATTCTCATGTAAGTAATCGTAATCTTGCGGGTAAAGGAGTATTAAATGATTATCAAATACTTGTATTGTTAAAGAAAAAGAATGAAAATAATGTTAATGAGACTATAAATAAATTAGAATTAACTAATATGACATATTCAGAAATATTTAATAAAATAATGAATTCAATAGACGATGCAGATTTATTATTAACAAATAAAATAGGTTATAATATGCGTTATGGTAATGTAATAAAAGAAGGTAAATTTAGAGCAATTACATTTAGTGATTTGAAAGTAATTTATCCTAATAAAGAAAATCCAGCATTTTATTCATATTATTTTATGAATAACAAGAAAGAAATTAATAATTCAATAGAAAAATTAATTAATAATAAAATACCTATTGACAAAATTATGGAAACCTTATCTTGTAATAATAATTGTAAATATATATCAACAGAAACATTATTAATAGACACTACACTAATGTTATCTTATGCAGATTTATTAGCATATGAAAAACTCACTAATGGTGGTAAAGTGTTAGTTCCTGTTGGTTTTTTGTTTAAATATTATAAATATTTTATAAAGTATATAAGATTATTTGTTATTAAAAAATATAATCAAGGTATATTAACTGATAATTTTTTAAATGCATCCAAAAAATTATGGACATATGCCTGGAATAATTTAAAACAAAATACTTCACAAGTTAGCGAAACAGATGATATTAATATTGCATATAAAAAACTATTAAATGAATTCCATCAAAATTTATTTATTAACAAATCATTATTAACTGAATATCCAGAATTAAAAGAAGCTATAGATGAATATACAACAATTGTATATTATATTAATACCAGTCGTGCATTATTTAAGGAAATTGATAGCAAATCTAAGCATACAGGAGAAACTATAGAATCTATAACCATTCAAATGGCAGATCAAGAATTATCTAAAACTGTTAGCAGAATGCATAGTGGTGGTGGTATCCATAAAAAACATAGTACTGAAACTAGTATAAGATTAAAAGATGATATAGATTATGAAGATATAGAATTAGATAATCTAGAAAAAGGCAACAAAATTACTAAAGAAATAATAATTTCTAAACTAGATAAATTAATACATGATGAAATTAAAAAATTAGATATGATTGAACAAACAATTTCCAGTAAGAATACATAAAATTCATTACTCCAAAACAATTTACCTTTTATATTTTTACTTTTACTTTTTACTTTGCTTCTAGAATATTTAAAAATTCCAGCTAGCAGGTAAACCATATACACACGCCTGGAAATTATACTGCAAATAAAGAATATATACTGCAATAAATATATCTATTAATCCTGACCATTCATATAGGAAATCTATTTTATTACCTGCATACCATCCACCAAATCTTTCCAATATATAACGACTTAATATACTTTTCTTTGACAAATCCGCTATACCAAAATAAACATATGTCTGTACCATCACAATAATATTTACTACTAATGAAGCATACGTAAGCATGATACGATATTTATCTGGCAACATATAAGTTGGTGGTGGATGGAAACTATCATCATCTTTAACTTGTTCACTATCCACTGCGATTTGTGTTATAATTGCCATACATAAGATAAACAAATATATATACCAATTATCTGGAAGATAACTAGTAAAAGGTACACTTAACCACAAACCCAATGACATAAAACAATAACTAATACACGATATAACAGCAATTAAATACAAATGCCAACGATATGATAATCCACTAAATGCTTTTTTATAACTGAAACGTTGAGGTTCATTATAATATTTAACTAAATTCAATACTATAGCTAGAAACAAAAAGATCCATCGAAATAATGGTGTTGTTATAAATTCTGCTAATGCTATTATTAATTCATGCATTCTAGCAAATGTTATTTTACTACTGTTATTTTACTACATTATTCATATATTTTAATAGATTATAGAAAATTTACATCTGCTAGAATAACATTGTTAAAATAATCATAAAAACAATCATAAAAACAATCATAAAAATCTAAAAATATAATAGAAATTAATATCAGTATAGTATGTCATCTAATACAATTGTAAAACCCTCCAGCAATAAAGGTGGATTAATATCTTGGATAACCCAATATGATTCCCTTGTAGTATTCAGTATTTTCGGCATTGCTGTAATGAGTACTATTATTTTAACCGGTTTATTCCATGCTGGACCAGTAGTCCGGAGCAATTTATTATTTAATGCAATGGGTGGAATTATATTAGCCATTGTCTTTATTTGGTTAATCTTTCGATTTATGGGCTCACAAATAGTTATATTTGGTATGCCATTCGATATAGGTATGGTCGTTTATATATTTATTGTATGCTTTGTTATATTTGTTTTGGGGAATTAAAAGTGTTTATGGCGGTGCAGCACCACTTCTTACTGGTCCCTCAATACCTGCGTTAGTAGGCTCCACTGGCACCACTCTACTTGATGATAAATCGTCTAATCTACCATCAGCTACAAAATTGACTTTGTTAACTTGAGCACCAGTAGCAGGATCTAATATAGTATCTTTATCAGTAGCCATTGCGTCTTGCATTGAGGTTATTATTTCTTGGACTTTTTCTTGGTCTTGTAATAATTTTTTAATATTAGGTATCAATGCTTTGGGTAATCTAATATTTACTGGTGCTGGTGGTGCTGGTGCTGCTGGGTCTGGTACTGCTGCGATTGGTACTGCTGGTGGATTTGGTTTATTAACTAAATGCTTTAGTAAAAATAACATAATTTTAATTGCATATTTATATTTATCGAATAAATTGAGTGTAAATGCAAATGTTTTCATTAATTCTTCGTGTTTAATCATATATAACATTTCTAATAATTGGCAATTCGCCAAACGATTTTCAACTGTATATTTATGGTCATCTTCCACTACATTTACGTTTTCTTTATGGATAACATCAGGATTTATGTCAATATGAAATTGATCATTATCTAAATAATTATTATAATTACTATCTAATGTTTCCATATCTATTTTTTTTCCTCCTAGAATGCCAGTAGACGTAAATTCTTTACGATTAACTTTAGCTTTTAAATCTGCCGCATCTATTATATCGGAACTGTAATACTGATTATCAATAGCATTTACAGAATAAATACCCGCAGCATTTCTGTCTATGTTAATATGAGTATTATTGCCATGAACACCAATATTTCTAATATTACCATCTATTGTAGCCGTAATATTATCTAGCAACTGTAAAATATCTCTTGCATTAGTATTAGTTTCTATATTATTTGCACCCAGTTTTAATTTAATTTGTTTAACAATATTATTCATACCATCATTAACAATTTGTAATAACTCTCCTTTTAAAGCATCTTCTGGAAGGCCGTCGGCGCCTAGGACTGCCGGTACTGCAAATGCATAACTATAATCTTGTGGTAATCCTGGCCTAACACGTGCAGCAGCAGCCGCACCAGGCGCACCAGCACCGCCTCTCATTATTATATCTTTTTCTGTAATTAATTCTTCCATTGTTATTTACTTATAGCTAAGAAAAATAGTTCTTCCAGAATAACCAAATTAAAAATCCTTTTACATTTTCTTCAATAATATAAGTTTTCTCCCGGATTGGCAAAATTTATCATTACTATCACATTCCTTATATTGCGATAATAAATCTTCAATCTTTGTTTTTACTCCAGGGTTGATATCAACATTTCGGTCGATAATATGGCGGATTTGTTCTCGCATAGTATTATTAAAAGCGTTCATATTATCGGGATTACTGGCAACTGGTGTAATCAAAACTTTTTCGCTATTATCAATTATTTTATTATCTACTAGATTATCTTGCATCTTATCTATCATATCCATAACAAACCGCTGGTCTTTTAACATCTTCTCCATCTGGCAACGTGATATATTGCTACCTGTTGGTAATTGCTTATACTTTTCCAATTGTTCTTTATAATTTAATACCTTATTATATAAGTTTTGATATGCTTTGAAAACTGTAAGTAATTCGTTATGTTTTTGCAAATATGCATTATCTAGCTCATTAACACTAATCTTTTCCTCTTCTTCATAAGATGGTTGTAATAGTTGTAATGGTTTGTATTCTGGAATAGGTGGGGCTTTAAATATCGCAATTAATCGGCCACATAACTTATTTTTTATTCCCTGGTCAAATTCTGGTGTTTCTTTAATTTTCTTCAATATCATTAGGCGTTCCCGATATAGATTGGAATTATTTTCCTTCATTTCAGTATGGATATTCTTTAGCATTTCACTATGTTTAGTTTCATTAGAAATATTATTGGATGATTTGCTAGAATTGCTTTGTTCTTTATATTTTTTGTATAAGTCTAGGTATGCGGTGTATAGGGTTTTTAATGTATCGTGTTTGAGTCGAAATGATTTATCCATATTAACATAATTTTTAAGTAAATCTAGGATTTTGTTAACAGTTTCCTTAGAAATGTTTTTAAATTCATTACCATTAATCTGGAATTGATGTTTGATGTCATGTTCACCTTCTAATTCTATTTTAAATGTTTGCAAATCTGTAGTAATCTGATTATTGGAACTAGGTTGATTTGAATTGGGTTGATTGGCATTGGGTTGGTTAGGTGATTCAACTTCTAATTTTATATTATTGTTTGTTGCCTTTTGGGTTTTTGCTTTGCCAGATGTACGTTCGCCTATTTTTTTAGTTAGTTTTTCTAATTTGTTTTTTTCCTCTACAATTTGACCTAGCATTTTTTCAATATCATCTGTATCTTTTTTAGACATTGTAATTTATTATTTATTTCTTATAGATAGTTCTATTAGATTATTCTATTAGATTATGCGATATTATTCTAGCAACCATTTTATTTTTTCATAGGATAGAATTTTATATATTGTTGTGAGCAATGTATCTTTGAATTTATTAATATGTTTAAAACCATATACATCCCTTAAAGCCTTATGAATATCTTCTATTGATGATTTATCTTTTCTTTGTTGCTTATTGAAAAATGCAGGTGCTCCCAGAATAGTATTCAATGTTTCCGTAAATGTTTCCGTGTTATATAAATCGGATTTTGCTGGCCATTTAATATCGGATTTAGTTTTTTTGGTGTAGTATTCTAGCGGTTGTCCAATTTTTAATTCTTTCTTTTTCTCAGGTTTTGATTCAGTAGTTTTCTTATCTGGTTTTACTTCTAGAATGCTTTTAGGTGGTTCTTGTATTTCTGTAGATATTGTTTGTGTACCACCACCAATTTGTGTTTTGGTAGTTAGTACTTTTTTATTAGCATTAACTAATGCTGCATTAGTAGGTTCTTGAAATTTAGATTGGATTTTATTAGGTTGTTTTGGAACATCTATAACGGATGGATTTGGAATATTTTTCTTGGTGCGTTTTGCATCCACATCGTATATAACAGATTTTATATTATTAGATGTATTTTTGATAGTTAGATTTTGTGCGTTGCTAGAATGCTGTTGTCGTAATTGTTGGTCATAGATATTATTGAGTTCGTGTTGTTTTTCTTGTATTTTGCGTAATTTGTTTTTTTCATCTTCAATACTTCGCATAAGTTCTATTTCTTTTTTCCTATTATTTAATTTAATTATTTCTGCCTTTTTAGCTTTGAATTTTTCTAATTCAATCATCTGTTGTTTTTGCAGTAATAATCTTTGTTTTTCTAACTCTGATAATTCACCTAGGGGTTTATCACCAAAACTTACTGATTTAGATTTTTTACCAACACTATTAGAATTTGCACTACTTATATTACTATTATTATTTGGATTATTTAGATTAGATGTGAATGTGTTTATTGATGGTGTATTACTTCTAGTAGATGTTCTAGAATGTATCTTTTGCAATGATTTATTATTTTGAGGTGTTTGATTAATAATTTCTTGTAAATTAATTGCTTTTGTTGGTTGAGGTAATTTGTTAGATTGCTCACTAGAATTATCATTACCTTTATAATTTTGTGATGCTTCTTCTGATAAATTAGGATTAATAGTAATTTTCTTATATTCTGGTTGTTTAAATTCAGGTTGTTTAAATTCAGGTTGCTTTGGATTAGTATTTAAATTATTTCTACCATTCATTATTATAGGGTCATTCGTATTGTTTTGTCTATTTGCTGATGTATTATTTGCTCTTGGTTGTTCTAGTTTCTTTTCTATAGGTATTGGAGTTTTAACTGTAGGTATAAAATCATAAATATTAATACCCTTGTTTCCTGAACCACGACCTGGACTAATTACTGCTTTAGGCATTTCTTGCTTTCTAGCTAATTCTTTTTGTTTATCATTATCTATAAGACTTTTTGCATCTAATACCGACGGACTGTTGGTTCGAAAGCCCAAAGGGCTTTGGGGGAAGGTGCTGTGCACCTTCCGAGGAGTTAGGTGTGTTGCACCTAACGGCTTTATACTATTACTACTGTTAGTACTAGTATTTTCTGGTTGTAGGTTAATTTGTTTAATTGGTGTAGGTGAATTGGTTAGTGATTTAGAGTGTCCACCAGAATGAATACTATTCAATATTGGTGGGGGTGAAATTGGTATTAGAGGTGATTTTGTGGGGGTGGTAGGTGCAGATTTGCTAGTATTGCTATTGCTAATATGGACTACATTAGATTGGTTTATATTAGGTTTTATTTCAAAATTGGTAGGTTGATTGTTGGTTTTGGTTTGTTTAGATGGTTTAAGGTTATATTTTTCTAATATTGATTTAATATCGGCTTTAGTTTTGGTGTGTTTTTCCATAAAGTAATTATATTTAATATTGCAATTATTGTATTGCAGTAGTGTATTGCAGTAGTGTATAGATTATTTAGAAAGTTTTGAAAGTAAATAACCGATATTTGATTCATAGAATATTACTTGCTGATTTTAAGTAAATATGGATAAGTAAATATGGTTAAAATTGAAAATATAAAAAGTATAGTATAGTAAGATATTAGTTTATTAGTTATAGTTTTTCTGGTAAAATGGAAACATATTATGTAGTTAAACGCGGGCATAATCCTGGTATATATAAAACATGGCCAGAATGTAAAAAAGCAGTAGATGGTTTTAAAAATCCTGTTTTCAAAAAATTTAATTCTTTTGATGAGGCAAATACATTTTTTAAATCTGAAACATCATTATCATCACAATTTCCATCTAATAAGTCTAGCACAACTAAAATTAATATAAAATCAAGTAATTCCTCAATATCATCAGAAGATATGCAGAAAATCAAGGATATGACGAAACATATTAAAAGTTCACCTTATGCAGAAGATTTAAATTATAATGTAAGAGGTTGGAATTGTATAGAAAATGAAATTTACATATTTACTGATGGTTCTTCTAGAAAATCTAAAGAAATATTCAATAGCGGTATAGGTGTTTATCTAGGCTATCAATGTACAAATATTAAAGAACAATATAGTAATCGGACGACCCAACGGGCCGAATCAGTAGGTGAAACGCACCTACTGACAAACAATCAATGTGAACTACAAGCTATGGATTATGCCTTTAAGCTCATTATTCAATATTATCGTGAATTGGTAGAGATAGGTAAAGTAATTAAAATAGTTAGTGATAGTGAATATAGTATTAAGGCGTGTTCTGTTTGGTTAAATCAATGGAAGACTAATAATTGGCGTACTAGTGGAGGAGAACCAGTTAAAAATAAGGAGTTAATTGAAAGTATTGATTCTAGTATGACTAGAATAAAAGTTATAAATAGTAAATTAGAAGATGCGAAAAAGATAAAGGTTAAGTTAATACACGTTAATAGTCATCAAGCACCAGATATGCAAGATAAGTTTAAATTTAGTATATGGTTTGGTAATTATGTCGCTGACGCACTTTCCCAGAATGCAATATAAGTATTTTTTGCTATATTTTGCTATTTTATATGATGGTGTTATTCTGGGAGATGCTAGAATAAAAAATTGAAAAATGTAATATAAAAGAATTTACTTATAAATAAGAATAAGCAAATTTGCATTTAGTAAATTCCTAGAGGTAGCAATAAGATACCAATAAGATACCAATAAGAAAGAATGTCTGAAATCAAGTTTCTTAAGGAAAATCGAGATATGTTAATTGAAAAGATTGATTTAGTTCAAAGTAAGTTTACTGGTTTAGTTAATGAGGTAAGTAATGAATTACGTGATGCTGTTGCAGTATTTACTGATAAGATTAATAATAAACTGAAAGTAATTGATGAAAAGTATAATATTCAACAAACTGAATTGGAAAATTTAAAGACTGAGCTAAAAGCTAAACAATTTGATGAAAGTAATTTTAATAATGTATCTATGATTAAGAATCAATCGAAACAAATTGCTGAAAAAGAAAATAAGATTCGAGAGCTAGAAAGTCGTGTTCGTTATCTAGAAGGGCTAGGTCAACCTAAGTCTGTTGAAAAAGAAATAGAAAAAGAAATAGAAAATCCTAAGAAAAAATCAGTATCTAAGAATGTATCGGAATGTGCTACGCACATTACACCTAAGCAGGCTTTAGCAAGCACGCTTTCGGAAGGTGCTACGCACATTACACCTAAGCAGGCTTTAGCAAGCACGCTTTCGGAAGGTTCTACGCACATTACACCTAAGCAGGCTTTAGCAAGCCCGCTTTCGGAAGGTTCTACGCACCTTACACCTAAGCAGGCTTTAGCAAGCCCGCTTTCGGAAGGTTCTGGAACAACATTTAATAACATTATTACAGAAAGTAATAATCCTATTGAAGAAGATAAAGACATATCACATGAGCCTATTCAAGAACCGAATGTAGACGTGGAAGAAGTAGAGATTACCAAGGAAGTAAAGAAGCCTAAATCTCGTAACACTATTAGTAAGAGTATTAGTAAGAAGAATGTTGAAATTAATATGGATAGTGAAAGTCCAGTAGCAGAAGAACCTGTTAAGGTGGTAAAGAAAATTACTAAGAAGCCTATTAAAAAGCAAATAGTAAAAGAAGAGGAAGAAGAAGTAGTACCTGTAAATAAATCTAAACAATCTAAGAATGATGAAGAACGTATTCGTAAAGAAAACGAAGCTCTAGAACAACAACGCTTAGCAGAAGAGGAAGAAGAACTACGACTTGCAGAAGAAGCAGAAGCCCGTAGACTTGCTGAAGAGGAAGCAGAAGCAGAAGCCCTTAGACTTGCTGAGGAAGAAGCAAAAACTCTTGCGGAAGCTAAGAAAAAAGAAGAAGCAATTAAGGCCAAATCTAAGAGTGCAAAAAAATCTGAACCTGTTGTAGAAGCAACATCTGTCAAGAAGATTGAGAAGAAATCTAGCACTAAGAAAGTTGAAAAAGTTGAAGAAGTTGAAGAAGTTGAAGAAGTTGAAGAAGTTGCGGAAGTTGCAGAAATTGAAGAAGTAAAATCTATTCCTAAATCAAATGAAAATTTATCAGCATCTAAAAAGAAAGCAGTAAAATATCCGGATTGTCCTCCAAATATTGAAAATCTAGATATTTTAGAGCTCAATGATGCAGAGTATTATAAGGATACTACTAATAATAATGTTTATCAGATGGTAAATGGTGATGATATTGGTATATTTCTAGGTGTTTATGATGAAAATGCAAATGAGATTATTACACCGACGGCCCTTTAGGCCGAGGAGTTAGGGAAATTGCCCCTACCGTAATAGATGAAAATAGTAATAGATTAATGTTTTTTTATTTTTTATATTACATATTAGTAAAAGATAAAAAATATTATTATGGCAGAAAGAAATGATCATATATTTGAACATATATTTGAACGTATATATAATTTTTTTAGTGAAAAATATAAAGATAGTTTATTTGCACCAGTTTCCGGCGATATACCAAAAAATCCTGAAGATAGAATGCAATATTATATGCAACTTTTATTTGGATCAAATACAGAAGAAAATAAAGCTAAAATAAAACAAATTATGAATTGTATTTTTACTTATAAAAAAAATCCACAACTTATATTAACTACAAGTTCATTTATACATTATCATGGTACTGTTGCAAAAAAATTTCAAACAGTACCGGATAATTGTGTCATTTGTTATCTAACACCTTTAAGTTATTATTGTTATATAAATAAAATTGATGTTGCAAAAAATAATACTATCATATTTAATTCTAATTTTATTGAAGAATTTAGTGCGAATCCATTTTGTATGGCTGATTATTATAGAAAACAGAACGTTGATAGAGAAACAAATTTATTTGAACATTATAAATTATATTTTCCAGGACAAAAATATGTAGATACATTATTGCAAGGTGATAGTAGTGATAAACAAATGGGAATTTATAGTAAAAGTTCAGATTTGTCAATTAATTATCAAGAAGTTTTACACTCTGAAGACGATGAAATTTTATTATCATCTTTAATTATAAAATATAAGTTAAAAGGTTTAATAATTGTTTATTGTTGTAGAGGTTTAGATACTTATAGTGTGGAACATAAAAATTCTAGTATTCCAGATAACACAACAGATATTAGCCACAAACGTGCAACACAATTAATAATAGGTGAACATATGATTAATATTATTAATAAATCGGTTTGGTATTTTACTAATCCTGAACAATATAATGAATGTATGTATAAATATGGAGAAAATTATAATATCCGTAATAATTTATATACAAAACGCACTTTAGAAAGTCCAAGTAAATTTTTATTAAATCGTATATCACAAAGAAAATATAGCAATAGGTCATTTTTAGGACAACAAATAATACCTTTTATAACAGGATTATCAACTGAAATTTTATCAATACTTAATTCAAATATTTACGAAAAAATACATTTGTGTATTACTGATGGTGCTTTAGTTAATATATTTGAATCTTTAGATAAAATATTAAAAAGTGATTCATATGATAGTAAATTATTCAAAATTTTGTGTAAAAATCTATCAAACATTAAAAATGTGAAATTGTTTTCAGATATTTTAAATAGTGTAATAAATTTATTGCAAAGACATGAAGACCATTTTATATCATTTTGTGATTTATTTGGATCATTTTTATTATATATGATTATTAAACAAAATGATGTTTTTTATAAAAAAATAATATCCCCAGAGGTTTTAAGAGAGTTAATTTTACATATTAAAAATATTTTATTATCATTTTGTAAGTTAGATGATAGTAATATAAAAAATCTATTAGCTATTATTTCTTCTAATTCACAACTGTTAAATAATAAAATATATTTAAATAACAATAAGATTGATTATTATGATTTTAGAGAATTAAGTCATTCATATATTGTTTTAAACAATAACCCAGGATATTCTACGTATAAACGTTTACTACAATTTAGAAAATTTGTTAAAAAAGATATAATTGAAGGAATTCTAGAAGAAAAAGAAGAAGAAAAAGAAAAAGCAAATGCTAAAGCTAAAGCACAAAATAGAACCAGAACACTATCAAAAAAACTAAGTAATAGTGCACGTACTAGTTCACTAAGTGCAACAACTAAAAGAAATAATATAAATACAAAAAAGGTAATAAATAAAAATAAATAAAAATAAATTCAATTGTTAAATAATTAATGTTTTACACTAGTATTACGAATTGTATTAAATATAACTAATAGGAATATTAAAACAATAATCGATACAAATCCTAAAGCAATATTTTCAACATCTTTATTATTATTTTTTATTTTTGAAACTACATCGTTATTCATATTATTGAAATGCGAAACTGATGTTGTTATAGGTACTGTGGTACTAGATTGAGTAGTAGCGGGTATAGTTGTTGTTCTAGCAACAGTACTCGTGCTAGGAACAGTACTCGTGCTAGGAACAGTACTCGTGCTAGGAACAGTACTCGTGCTAGGAATAGTACTCGTGCTAGGAACAGTACTCGTGCTAGGAACAGTACTCGTGCTAGGAACAGTACTCGTGCTAGGAATAGTACTCGTGCTAGGAACAGTACTCGTGCTAGGAACAGTACTCGTGCTAGGAGAAGTAGTAGTTGTTCTGGCGGTAGGTTGGACATAACCCTTACTTCTTGATTCAAATTTCTTAGACATTTCAACAGCGTTATTAGACATACGGCTACCATCAGCATATGTGGGGTTAGTAGATTTACCCACAAATGCTCTGGTTTGTTTAGAAGGACCACTAAAAGCCTGATACGTTGTTTGAGGATTTGTAAGCTTGCTATGGTCTATACCCCAAATTAAATATCTATCGTTTGATGTATTATATTTTCTATTAGGAATATCAGGATTGTATTCTAGCTCCGAATTAGAATTGGAATTGTCATCTTGATTTTGAATTTCACTATTACTAGACATACGCCAACCATATTTAGATTGGGTTCCAGGTTGATATGAGCTAGCAGTACTACTATTATAATTACTTACCATTCTACCATCAGTACTGACATCACTACTATCTAATTGGTTTAGTAATTCTGCATTATTAGAACCCATATAATTACTAGAGTGGCCTTTCTTAATATTGTATAATTTTGTTAAAAAAGACGGTGGAATTGGTGTGTTATTGGGTAATTGGGCTTGTGTTGCAAGTATTGCTTGAGCTTGGGTAGTACCTGTTTCTAAACCTTTGAACATATTTTCTAATGTACTAATAAATCCACCAGCTTCCGTTGGCATTGCAGTTGGTGATGGAATAGTGGTAGTAGGATGTAATGCATCAATTGTACCTTGTATATCGGCTTGATTTACTTTATTGCCAGTAAGCACTGTTTTCAAATCATTAACAGAAATAGGGGTTTGATTAGCACCATTGATTGGCATTTCACTAATAGTACCACTACTAGAATCAAAATAATATAGTGTATTATCTTTTGTACCTAACATAAGGTCAGGTGATTGGTCAATGTATTGAGCCTTAATATTGTTAGTATTACTACTTACTGCGGATTGACTCAGAGTAGTTTGTGCAAGTTCAGATGCAAGCGCACCATATTCCATACTGTTAGAGTTTAAATATGGTTGTTTCTGTTGAAATTTGTATAATTCTTTTAGATATTTTTCATTTAGTGTTTTATAGTCATTTTTATCTAGTTCCATACTAATGGGAGTATTTAATGATGGGTCAAAAGCAATAAATTTTTCTAGTAATTTGGTGTCCATTTTAATAAATTGTGCTACCATTTGAAATATTTGTAGTTTATGCTTACCAGTAATACGGTCTTTTAAGTCTTTGGGTATTTTCGTCATAATTTGGGCTAGAACACGATATAGAATATCTAAATCATATTTATCAGGATTTTCGGCAATAACTTTCTTAATTAGAATGTCTGATGATATTGTAAAATCTTCTAGTGTAATTTTGTTAAGGGCAATCATAATAAGGATTTCGGGTTCAATAATTTTCATACTGACTACACGTAATTCTTGGGCAATAACTGCACGGAATAATGCGTCTTGGCTAACAGTTTTACTTTGGGGTACATTTTGATATAGATATGTAATATATTTGAGTGCTTGTTGTCGGTCTGGTATTTCTGCAAAATATAATGATGTTGGAATTTTATTTACTATATCTTGTATTGTATTATTCATTTTGGTAAACTATTATTTTTTGCTTAGTATGTTATAGTTATTTAATATAAAATAATATTTATTTTTGCATAACTTTATTCTGGCTATTCTAGAATAAACAAAACACTAAAAAACAAAAACTAAATGCGAATATCACATTTGCAAATAGGACATAATGCTCTATATTCAAACCATTTTTGCCCACAATCATTACAAAACAAATGTCCACATTTTATTTTTATATATTGTTGTTGTTGTTGTTGTTGTTGCATAGTTTGCGGAGTTTGATTATGTATTATTAGGCATATTGGGCATTCATATGGGATGTCTAGGTGAGTTATAGTACAATATTTATAGAGTTCATTTCTAGATATACCATTATTTAAAATCATAGAGTTCATTCTGGTAGTTATATTGTTTATCATTAAGTCATCTAGAATGTTAGTTTGAATGTTATTCTGGATGGTTGTTGGATTTATTCTAGAAGGATAAATTAACTTATATGATAATCCAATATTATTATTTTTATTATCATTTTCACTATCTGCTTCATATCCATCATAACCTTCATATCCTAGATAACAAATTTCATGATGTGCTAGATAATCATAATGATTAAATACATTATTACAATACTCACATTTTGTTAAATATTCAATGATGTCCATAATCAAATGCGTTATGCTTTCTAGTATTATATTTGCTATTATTCTCTTTTATTCTCTTTTATTCTCTTTTATTTAATCAATTTTTATTTTTTTATATTTTTATAATTCAATATTAAATAATTACATCTGCTAGAATAACTATCTAGCTATTCGTTATGTCTATTACTTATCAGACTGAAAACATTCTAGCAGATTGCTTTACTAGTGGTACGCTTTCCTATATTTTATCATCCACATTTACAAAATATCCAATATTTTTTCAAGAAATTACAGCTTATTGTAAATCTACAATACCTAATTGGTATCCAATGTTAAATGATGTCAGAAATCGATTAGCATTTAATTCTAGTACAATGTTTGAAATTATATTTTATAAAAATTTAATCTTAGTAATACCATTGTATATACCTAACTATGGTATTTATGAAAATAATCTACTTAAAATTAAAGAATGGTGTGAAAACTATATTCTAATAGAAAATAACAAAAATGCAAAATTACTAAATATGTTAAATTACAAACTACTTATCTATACACCAGTAAATAACCATATCAATTTCAAAGTAGATATAATAACCACAAATAAAACAATTCTAGGAACCGATTTATATATGGCTATGTATGAAACATTACCACAAAAACTAAATTTTTCCAATAATACATTATATATGGCATATTCTGGTATAACTGGTAATAACGAACCAATGATTACTAATTGATTACTAATTGATTACTAATTGATTACTAATTGATTACTAATTGATTTTGGATTGTAATTTATTTTGCATATCTAGAATAGCTTTATCTAGATTACGATAATTATTACATAGGATAGCAATAATTTCTGCGGGTGTAAATACATTATCTAATTCAGGAGAAATGTTTAATGCTTTAATATCTTTTGTAGTCTTAGTATAAAAATGGCATAACATTGCTTCAATCATATTATGTGTAGCATATCCAAATTCAATATTAATGTCAATTCGTCCTGGTCGAACTAATGCCTTATCTAATCGCTTTGGATAATTACTAGTCATTACTAATATACGATTGGGTGTTTCTAGAACACCATCTAATAAATTCAAGAGAAAACTTAATGTTAATTCTTCCTTGTTATCTTTATTCAAATTAATAGTTTTATTTTTTTTATTATCATTATTATTATTATTTCTACCATCGTGTCTACCATCATTTCTACCATCATGTCTATTACTATAAGTTCCTGGTACATTAAACATTTCAGAATACATTGATTGAGTATTATTAAAATCACTCAATACATTATTCATATTACCATTTATATTACAATTCATATTACCATTACTATTGCTTTGTGCATGAATATAGTTTAAACTTGTATTACCATATAAATTACTATTGAGATTAGGTCTATCGTCATCATCACTATTATTATCGCCACCGTCTGCAAAATATTGGTGTTCCTTGGAATGATTAAGTAGAGTACTTAAATCACTATCGTCAGCATTTAAGTATTTATTCAATTCATCTTTAGAAATAGGATTACCTTTCTTTTTAGCCTGCATTAATTCTAAAAACTTTCGGTCTAATACCACAGTACTCATACAATCAATATCCTCAATAACATAAATACGTTGGTCTAATGGAATTGCTAATACCGATGTCTCATTAGCAGAATTAGTAATACTTACATTTTCATCAAAAAACAAATTCAGCAATTGCCGTTGAGTTGTAGTCTTTCGTAAAGTAATATTAAACACGTGCCGATTAGTATCCTTTGCAATCGCCTTAATTAAAGATGTCTTTCCACAGCCTGGTTTTCCGTGCAATAATATACCTAGAGTATGCGGAATACCTCGTTTCTCATACCATTCCGGATGATTAATGAATAAATTTACCCGGTCTCGCACTTCTTCAATATGTTTGCCAAATATATTATCTACACTTTTGAATGTATTAAATGGGGTCATATTAAATGTTATACGTTTGGGTGCAGTTTCAAAACGATATCCTCCACCAATATCTGGCATAGGTGGTATGTGAACTTCGTTGAAAAAATAACGTTGAGTTCCGAGTTTATTACATTTTTCAATCTTATAAGTTGTATAAATTTTGTTCAATTGTTCCTTCATAGTAGAAATTTTAATACTGCTAGAATAAAGTCGAATAGAAAGACTATTAACCTCATTATTTTGATTGTCTATCCCTATATTTTCCAATTTTGCCTTAATATCTTTATTAATAGTTATTTCATCTTTATTATTTACATAGAATTTGTTAGTATATCGCAAGTGTTTAGAATTATCCATTGAGCAAATATGTTCTATTATTGCATCTACAAATTCATAATCTAGCATATTATCTTTATTCTCCTTACCATCCTTTGTTTTATAATTACGGGTTAATAAAATACTACACTCCTCTACACTATCAATACTGCTAGTAATTACCGACGGCAATGCACGCTCTAATCTATTTTTAACAATATATTTTCCAGCCTCTTCAATTTTACCCATCAGAATAGGTAAATAGCGAAATACACTATCAATTAGAGTGATTAGCATTATAGCCCAAATTGCCATAAATATACCATCCTCTGTATTACCACCTTTTATTGCAAACATTGTTATAATTTGGCTTTTGAGATAATCCATATTACCTAGACCAGATGACATCGATTGATGTTGCGGTGTTGCCATTTTTATTGCTTAGTATTCTAGCAGGATAAAACTTTTTGTATTCTAGAAAAACCTTTTTAAGTTAGTTATTATTTTATTAAGTTAGTGTTTTATTAAATTATTTATTACCAAAAAATTGAAATATATTTATCTAGTAATTAAATTACACTTAAAAAATAACGATATTCTACAATATCATAAGTCATATCCATAAGTCATATCATTATCAACAATGTCTATTAAAAAGTCTAATTTCCAGAAAGTGCAAGAATTTAACCGTGCTTTTGATATGGTTCCTAAAGAACCTGCAAATTACCCCGATGGTGAATTTGATGAGTTAGACCGCCCCCAACCCAATGCATTTATGTGTATTCGTCCCAATCTATTTATTGATGCGCCGAAAACTATTAAGCTACGTCTTGATTTAATTGAAGAAGAAATTAAGGAACTTAATCACGCTGTGGAAACTAATGATTTTGTGGAAACACGTGATGCACTAGCTGATATTTTGTATGTAGTGTATGGTATGGCGGATGTATTGGGAATTAATATTGATTGTTATTTTAATCAATTCTTTGATAACCAAGTAAATATGTTTAATGGTTCCGATAATGATCTACATAATAAATACTTTCTAGAACTTTCTTCGGATGTAGTGGATAATGTAGCTCACATAACTAATTTCAAACAGATTAAAACCTATTGCAATGTTGTGAAAAACAATTTATCTATGCAATTACTACCCCTCTCACAGAATTTAGAAGAACAAAAACGTATTGTTTTAATCCGTATTAATGAGAATTATAAGCTTCTAGAAACATATTGTCTTCCTAGCGCATCTACTAAAGATTTTGAAACTATTGCCAACCATATTAATTATATTCTACTTTGGGTTTATTGTTATGCCTATCTATCTGGTGTAGATGCAGATGCAGATTTTGCTGTTGTACACGATAGCAATATGAGCAAACTATGTGATACAGAATCGGATGCGATGATAACAGTTGCAGATTATATTGAAAAATATGTTGCTGGCACTAGCCCATATGACAGTCCATATTATTATGAACTTCCAGAATTAGGTAAATGGATTGTTAAGAACAAATCTAGTGGTAAAGCACTTAAGAATATTAAGTATCGTAAAGTTGATTTCTCGAATTAATGACTTATTTAATCCATAATAAGTATTTAATTATTTTTTTGTTTTTCGTTTTTCCTTTTTTGTTTTTTGTTTTTTTTGATTAGTAAAAAATTGATATAAAACATCCATTGTATAATTAGTAAATAGTAATTATCAAATAGTAATTAATTAGTATTAGATAATGTCCCTAGAATTAACATCGGAAGTATATGATAGCATTCTAGATGCGCTAGATAATGAGGATACTGAAAAATTGCAGGAATTATTTATAGAATACAATCTTACTCCTAATAGTGAATTATATGATGCGCCCCGTGAAGGTTTCAATGAACAACAATTAATAACATATATGGATTATGTTTTGTCATTCAATCTAACAGATATTCTAGATTTTCTAATTGATGTTATTGGTATAGAAATTGATGATAGTATAATATCCCGCGCTCTAGAATTGCAGAATTTTGATACTTATAAATACATAGTCTCATTAGGTTATATTCCACAAGTTGAAACACTGAAAACTGCCATACGTAATTGTTATTCTGAGATTTTAGATAATATTCTGGCAACTGATAATGAACTGATTCATGAGGTTGAAGATGAAGATATTGAATATTTATTCAGTTTTGACATTGATGAGGAAACCGTTGAAACAATCCACGTTTTATTCAATTATGGTATAGATTCTATGTTATTTGTACGTTTCCTAAAGGCATTAAAAGACCCCGAAGATCGATATTTTCCAGTTAGTGAGGAAGAACAAGACCACGCTATTGAAATTATTGAATACCTAGAAAGCAAATGCATTCTAGATGATGATGAATAAAATATTTACAAGTTATCTTTGCTTTTGTCATTTGTTTTTGTCATTTTATAGATTATTACTATGTAAAATTGATTTTACTTTTTCTATTACAAAATATACATATACAAAAGAACTTTAGAAAGCTAGAATGGTTCTAACATCAGAAAGAAAGCTTCGTAAGTTGTTTATTAAGTTTGTGATTTGGAATAAGTTATCAAAAGCAGATAATCTTTTGAAACAATATCCAGAATGTGATATGCCTTGGCAGAAAGCTTTTGAAGAAGCATCAATGAATACTTCGTATTCTGCTTGTAAATGGATTTATAACAATACCACGGTAAGAAAAGTAGCAATTGATATACATTTTCGGAATAATGATATTCTAGCAAAACCTTGCAAACTAGGTTATATCGATGATGTAAAATTAATTATTAATTTGGAACCTACATATCCTTGGTTAGAAAATGAAAATATTCGAGAAATGATTGAACACTCACCGAAAAAGGAAAAGATTATGGCATTGTTTAACCAGATTTAATATCTTTTTTTATAGTAATAAGAAATTAGAATACAAAATAATATTATTCTAGAATGCCTGCAACAAAACATTCTAGAAAAACGCACAGAATAAATAGTAAAAAAAAACATAATAAGAAAACCCAGAAAAAACCTATGGAAATAGAATTCGAAGGTCGTATTCTAGATATCAACAAAGAAGAATTTATTACTAAGATAAAGTCAATAGGTGGCACATTAAAGGCGCCATTAACCCTCTATCGACGGTCAGTATTTAATCTATGTGATATTAAACGGGGATATGTACGGGTTCGGGATGAAGGTGATAAGACAACAATGACTGCAAAGATATATAAGGATCCTAAATTCCCACAGGAATATGAATTACAAATAAAAGATAGTTTTGAAAATGGACAAGCCTTTCTAGAAGCATTAAATTTAACAAAAAAAGCATATCATGAAACTATGCGGGAAAAATGGTCAATTCCCAAAAGTAATAATTCAACTAAAGAATTATGCGAAATTGCAATAGATTATATCCCAGGATTACCACTTTATGCTGAGCTAGAATGTAAAACCAAAGCCGATTTACATAAAACAGCTAAATTATTAGATATTCCACTCAAATCATTAATGTATGGTGGATATGGTAAAGTATTTGTGCATTATTATGATATGGCGGAAAATGAAATTAATAATATTGTTCCTAGTTTAACATTCCAGAATATAGTAAAAGAAATTAAACCATATATACATAAAAATGAAGATATTTTATATAGTGTTGCAAAATCACATATAGAAGTTTATAAAACACTTTCAAGGTAAATACATTCCTAATGTGTTTATCTTTATGGTAAATACATTCCTAATGTGTTTATCTTTATGGTAAATACATTCCTAATGTGTTTATCTTTATGGTAAATACATTCCTAATGTTTTATACCAACCAATAACTTTATCACCTGTTAAAATAACCGGTTGCCAGAATAAATTAAACAACGGATTTATATAATTTATTGTATTTTTGATAGATTTCTTCAATATATCATCGTAATTTTTCAAATTACTTAATGACATTTTATCGGTTGTCATTAAAATATCATCTAGATTATCATCTAGATTATCATCTAGTTTATTTACATTATCTACAGTAATATTGATAGTGGAAATATTACAATCGGTATTACTATTTTTTAGGAACACTGTATCCGCAGTTTGCATTGCATTATGATTACCAGTCATTGCAATCATATATATACCACATAATGTACTATCACCATGAATTGCCCATGGTTCAACTAATAATGTACAACCAAATGGAATACTTACAGCTATCAATTCTAGAGTATTAATGTTATTATTATTATTGATACGGCCTAGAATAACAAATCCGGTACATTTAGAATTCATTGGTGTAATTGCTTGAATAAATTCGTGTCTTTCTATAAATATTCCGCTATCACTCATTAAATAATCATTAACATAATTTGAACCATAATTATAGGTAATAACTCTTAATTTATGTTGTGCATGTTTATATTTACTAATCATATTTTGATTAAATGTAAAAGGTTTATTATTGTGTACTATTTGTGCGTGGAATGATGTTAAATCTATATCTGCACCATTATGAATTACATTAAATTGTAATTGATTTTTATCTAGATATAGTGTTCCAGGATTATCAAATAAACTATCTCTTTGCCTATCTCTTTGCAAATGTATTTCACCATTTCTAGTATTTACTAATTGTTTATAAACTTTTCCACTAATCCAGTTATAATTTGATAATTTAATTATATTCTTTTCTGGAATAACTAATTTATGTGTATCTAGAATAGCAGGTTTATCATTAATTTTATAGTACGTTGGATAACCAGTAAGTTTATCAAATTTAATTATATGAGTATTTGTAGGTAAGATAAAACCAAAATAATGATGTGGACCTGACATAGAACTATCTAATGACAAAACTTTATTAGGTAAAATGCAACCTCTTACTGCATGTAAATTATATAGATTAGATAATGTTCTAGTAGCACATTCTCCAGATAAAATATCACTAATAGTTTCATAATTTTTGCATATACGGGTAATTAGAGCACTATCAGATTGGTCTTCATGACCTCTAAAATATATAAGTCTTTTAGGTATATATGATGTTTCTTGCATAGTTATGTTTGTATTATTTGTATTATTGAAATATAAATAAAAATATTACAAAACCGAATAGAATCTAATATTTTACTTTTTATTCTGAAAAATTGAAAATACTAACTTAAAAATATTCTAGACATACCAAAAAATACTCATCTAGAATAAAATAATGGCATTTAGTGCAATTCAATATATGAGTTTTCGTAAAACTATGTATTATAATGGTGAAGATTTCTTCATAGTAAATGATAAACCTATTCTAGATAATTCTAGCAACTCATCCAACAATTCATCCAGAAAACCAGCAGATAATCCAACCCCAGATAATCACCTAGATTACTATATTAAAGGTGCATTTAGTGGAATGTTTGGCATATTACTTAGCCATCCAATTGACACAATTAAAACCCATATCCAAACTGGCTACCCATTATCCACATTTAAATTCACTATTCGCAATTTATATAAAGGTATAACTGCACCGCTATTAGGGGTTGGATTTGAAAAAGCCTTAGTATTTGGAACATATAATTATTTTCAGAAGAAAACTAAGTCCTGTATAGGTAATGCTAGTATACCGGTATCCGGTGCAATTGCTGGATTAACGGCATCCGTTGTAGTATCACCATATGAACGTTTTAAGATTCTGAAGCAAAATTCCCAAAAAGTATCAATGAAAGATATATCTCCAGGATTTCTATTTAAGGGATTAAGTGCTACATTTACAAGGGAAGTTCCCGGATTTGCCATATATTTTAGTGTTTATGAAGCTTTGAAATACAATACTTTTACTAAATATAATCGTGATATATCTTATTTACATTCATTTCTATATGGTGGGTTATCTGGGATTACTGCGTGGATATTTATTTATCCACAAGACCGTATTAAAACTATTCTACAAGCAAATACTGGGACAACTGGGACAAAAACATTTAATAGTGTAATGCGGGAAATATATGCTAAAGGTGGAGTTAAACATTTCTATTCTGGATTTAGTTGGGCAGTTGCCCGTGCAATGTTATTGCATAGTGGTACATTTTGTATGATGGAAGTATTAAGTAGTGGTATTCTAGATATGGATATGTTATTTGCGGATTAATAAATTTAACTTTAATAGTTTTCATATGTATTACACATTTGGACATTTAAAATGCCGATTGTATTTATAAATTTTAAGTTGTCTTTTTCTAGTTATACTACATTTTATATATTTTTCTTTTCTATTATAAGCACCTTTAATGCATAATTTTACACCTTTAATCTCTAAAAGATTGTAAATTTAGAATATAGGTGAATCACCGTTAAAAGTATATATACCCGTCCTACCGGTAGGACAACAAAATCGTTTAGAGATTAAAGGTGTAAAAATATGCATTAAAGGATATATGTCTAGAATAAAATTGAAATTTAAAAAATATTATAAAAATATTATAAAGAATAAATACATAATCTTCTAGAATGCCTTTAAAAAAGAATACACTAAATATTACAATGCTTAACAAAGCTTTATTATTTCATACACCACTTAATCTAGTAGTTGGTTATACTTTTAATAAACAAGGTATTGGTAAAGATAACAAATTACCCTGGCATATCCCAGAAGATATGGCGCATTTTAAATCTATTACCACACCGTTAAATAATCCTACTAATTACAGTATAGTTATTATGGGTCGTAAAACATGGGATAGCATTCCTGATAAATTCAAACCTCTAGAAAATCGTTATAACGTTATTCTATCTAATGATGAAGAATACAAAACAACACAAACTGCAAAATATAATACTTATATTAACTCATATGAAACTACTAACATAAAAGCAGGTGTTAAATTTACTACATGGGATGCCTTATTTGACGATGAATATCTAGATATTGAACACGAATTATATCAACGTGCATTAAATGATCCAGATTATACACCAGATAGCCCAAATATTGGTAAAAAAACATATAATTATTATGTTATTGGTGGGGAAACTATATACCGAAAAGCAATTGAAAGTAATTTTAACTTAATTATCCACTCTACTGAAATATATACACAATCGTCTAATCCAATAGAATGTGATAGCTTTTTCCCCAAGATAGAAAATCAAGTTATTACTACAGTATCACCATTCCATAAATCTAGCAAACAATTTAGTGGGGGTGATATATGGTATCGATTTATTACCTCGACACGTATTACAAATGGAGTATGCTATAAACCGCCACCATTTTACACTACTGAAAACAATTATCTAAATCTTATGAGTAATATTCTAGAGACAGGTCAAAGTAATGATGACCGAACTGGTGTCGGCACACTTAGTGTTTTCGGCTCCATGCTGAAATATGATTTACGGGATACTTTTCCTATCAGTACTACTAAACGCATTTTCTTCCGTGCTATTTTCGAAGAGTTAATGTTATACCTTTCTGGAAAGACTGATAATTCTATCCTCCAAGATAAGGGTATTCATGTCTGGGATGGCAATACTAGTCGCGAATTCCTAGATAAACGTGGTCTTACTCATTACCCTACAGGGGATATGGGGCAAACCTATGGATTTAATATGCGACATTATGGTGCCACCTATACAGATTGTAAGACTGAATATTCCCCCGGCTACGGATATGACCAACTGGCGAATGTAATCCATTTAATTAAGAATGACCCATATTCCCGACGAATTATTATTGATTTGTGGGATCCGTCAAGTATTGATAAAGCGGCACTCCCTAGTTGCCTCTGTAAATATCAATTTAATGTTAATGTTGCGAAAAAAGAACTTAATTTGGCAATTTATTTGCGTAGTAGTGATTATTTCCTGGCGAATAATTGGAATACCTGTACCGGTGCATTATTTGTACATATGTTATGTAAGTTAGATGGGATTGAACTAGTTCCAGGGGAACTTACTGTATTTATTGCAGATGCGCATATTTATAAGTCGCATATTGAACAAGTTAAGCAGAATTTGGAACGTTCTCCATATCCTTATCCAAAATTAATTATTCAAGGGGAAAAGAAAAAAGATATTCTAGAATATAAGTTTGAAGATTTAGAATTAATTGGATATAAAGCACATCCTAATATTAAAGCTGAAATGGCTGTGTAGTTCTTGTTTTTAATTATAAGACTAATCAAAAAACAACACAACATCCAAAGCAATTATAAATTAATAGTAAATCTACATTAACAAATAAGCTTAATAATAAAATAAAAGAATTATTAAGTATGTGTAAAAAACGAAAATGCGTTTTTTAAAATTCTTCAAAAAAAAATATAATTGTATTTAATAATATAATGGCAGAACAAAATAATTCTTTAGAAGTAGAAAGTATAATAAATAATATATTATTTAACACAGACAATCAAAATTCTGCAAACTTATTACGTTTAATTAAAAATGATAATGATATTACAAAAAATGTAAAAGATTTGTCAGATGAAAATATAAAAAAATTTGTAAAAAATTATACATATATTAGTAGAAATGGTACAGATGATTTTTTAGGACGTGTAGAAAATTTATTACAATGGTACAAAACAAAAAACGAAGATTTTTCTGTATTATATTCAATTAATAATGGAAATGGTCCACATATGCCTGAATTTCATACATTATTAGTTACAATTACATTAAATATTATAAAAATCTTATTTACTCAGAAATTTCCCGCACGTAGAATAAAAAACAATAGCGCAGAACCAAAGCAAATGTCGCATCGCAAAAGTTATGCTATGTATGATAAAAAAATTACTAGTAATTCTGAATGGCAAAATTTATTAAATGGTTTATTAAATAAAATAGCAGAACTAAATACTACAGATAGTACTAAATCAAATTATTATTCATATTCAAATATTATGGATATATACTTGCAATATATTATTTATATGTCCGGTATTCAAAAAGAAGTTTCTGCAATAAAAAAAAAATTAAAACCTAGTACTTTTGATTTGGTAAATTCAAGAAAAATTAGCAAAAACAATATAAATGCAGATATTACAATTTGTGATAATTATGTTCTATACCTATATTACATATTTAATAATACTCCATTTATTTTATATCCTACGTTTGTACAAATTACAGAAAAAAAAGTTTTAAAGACACTATCGGCGCCTGTTGTGAATTTTTATTTGTCTTATACACGAGCCCAATCGCATGGTGATATTATACCACCTTGCTATCACATAGAACATGATGTTATTTTTCACGGAACATTAACTCATTTTCATCTATTAAATAAATTTTATAATCCAAATACACCAAAATTATTAGATTATAAATTATTAGTAAAAACAAAGATGGATGACTTAATAAAAAATAGATTAAAAGCTATATATGAAAAACTTTTATGTCCATTCTTTAACTATACAATTTTATATGGGGACGCAGATATAATAAACATATTATTTAATTTATTCCACGAAAATATTGACTTTACAAAGAGTATTTTTAATCAAATTTATTATTATAATTTTGATATACGAACTCCAATTAACCAAATTATTACTGAATTTATGAATAATATTGTTGTTAGTAAAATCAAAGAAATACAAAAAGAAATACAAAAAGAAATACAAAAAGCAATAAATAAAAATACAAAAAAAATAGAACAATCTAAATTAGTAGATTTTTTGACAACAGCTGCCCTTGAAATATTTAATGTAAAAGTTGAACTTAATGTATCTCATAAAAGAGAACACGAACATCCCATTAATTCTTCAGAAAGAAGCAAACGGCATTTGTGGGAGACTAGGACTAGGACTAGGAATAGTCGTAATAGGACTCTTACTAGTCGTAATACAACACGGCTTTCTAGTAGTGTACCTTCAGTTATTTGGAACTCTGTGCGTCCAGGCGTCCAGTCTAGATAATCTGAGTTCTCGTTATGAGCATAATTAATATTTGAAAAACGGAATAGCAAAGGCACTATTCTAATTCTCGTATTTATCTTTATCAACAATTTTAGAAGTTTTAACTATATCAAATTTACGAATTATTTTGTTCTTATTGATTTTAACATCTTTTACTATATTAATTTTAGTATCTTTTACTATGTCTATTTTACGAATTAAAACTAAATTATATATTTTATAATTTTTATAATTTTTATAATTTTTATAATTTTTATAATTATTATCTTTATAAGATACCACATGTGTTGTAGGCACTTTATATTTAAATAATGAAAATACTAAAGTGTTCATAAGACATATTACATCTTACCGTTACATAAAACTTGATATTTCTTGATAACACTATAAATAGAGTAAATCTTACAAAATATCAGTTTTTTAAAGGACTAGAACGGTTTAAAAGCATT